CGCGGAGCTTTGCGAGCCATTCCGTAACAGTCATCGGGCTTCCGCCGTCAGCACCGTAAATCACGCTTTCGCCCTTCTTCGGAACCAACCCACCGTCTTCCACGCGGAAGACTCGGTAGGCACGTTCGAGCACGTCCGGCAGGGCCTCAGTGCGAACGCCGCTTTCCGGAACGATGACCGCCGCAGTGACTTCCTTGTCGATATGCGTGCGGTTCAGGCGCTCGGTCAGCGTCTTGGCTTCGTTTTCCTTTTCCGCCAGTTGACGGTGAAGGGCCTTGTTGTTGTCCTCGTAACCGTCCTTGAGCACCTTGAGGCGATCCTGAACGGCCTGTTCGATCTGGTCGTCGGTCTTGAGTTCGCCGTCCTTCACCCGCTGGGCAATGTCGCGAAGTTCCTTGACCTCGTTCGTGAAGTGGTCAAAGTCTTCACCGGCGATGTCCTTCACGCGAGCAAGCTGCGGCGTCATCGCTTCGACGGTCTTCGACAGTTCGATGTTCTTGTTGCGAAACTCTTCGAGCTTCTTGTTCGGAACGACATTGACGGAGACTTCTCCGGTTTCTTCGTTCGTCTGGGCAAACTCTTTCAGACCCTCCGGGACTGCTTCGAGATTTAGGAAATTGATTACTGGCATTGAAAAGTTCCTCACCGAGGGACGAAAAAACGTAGGAACACTACGACCTCCGGGACCCTCCCGGAGGATTTTCATTTTCCACTGCACGCGCTTGCGGACTGCGGTCGAAAACCATGGGGGAATGCTTATGCTGGTTCCCCCGGAACCTTATGTTGGAAAAGTTACCGAGAACACGACGTTGGACCCCAACGCAGTTCTATCGGAAAGATGGCATATAGTGTAATAGAAATTATGCTAACTGTCAAGCAAAAATTGCGCTTAACCGAAAAAAGTTACTTACGAGGTTTACGAATCGCCTTACCACGGCGGTGACGACCCATCTCTTCGCTGATCACCTTGTCCAGCGCGTCAGTGTCTTCGCTTCCATCAAACTCATCCAGATCGTCGGCCCAAAGACGGTCCCTGATGCGTCGATCCAAATGAAGGTCGTATTCGTCAGACATTATTCGGCTGGTGGCTTGTCTCGGGTCTGCGCTTGGCGGGCGGCGGCCGGGACAGGTGGGATGTCGGTGTCATCTGGATTGTTGCCTTGCGCCTGCTTCTCTTGCGACTTACGGTTGGCGGCGGCCTGTCTTTCCTTGGCCTTGATGTCCATTTCGTCGCGCTTGGTCTCATTATCGTCCAGATCGCGCTGGAGTTCATCCTGCCGCTGAGCACGCGAATCCGGGAAGCCTTCCTGACGGCTCTCGAAGTCCGGTTGGTTCGGGAACTGTGCTTCATCTTCGAGCATCTTCATGAAAATTTCCTTGGTGACGTATTCCGGAATAACGTCGGCCTTAAGGAAGTATTCGTAGATGATCTCGATCGGTAGAAGGTTCGCCTGATACATCATAGTGATGGCGCGGAACTCACGGGCGGCTGCCTGATCCAGTAGGAAGTCTTGGTTTACGCGGAACTCAAGGGCTTCGCTGGGCTCTTCGTTCAGCCACATCGACAAGATTTCAGCGAGTTCCGTAAAGTTCTCGTTGAGAACCGTGGTGACATTCAAAAGCAGTGATTGCTCGTTGCGGTCTTTAAGCTTCACTTGGTTGTCGGACTGCCCGGCTGTGTTGGAGTCTCCGATAAGGCGACCGCCAAGTGATGCGACTTGTGTCTCTTTGTGTTCAAGCGCCTTTTCAAGGCTCTTGAGGCCTTGGCCGTTGAACTCGATGATACCGGCTTTTTCGTTAGTGCCAATTTCCCATACAACGCTCGGGCCGATGTGATATTCGTCATCTTCCGAACCACCGGTGACGTAGTAGACCGGGTTTGCCGTGTAGAAGCGCCCATGCTCAAGCTGAGCATAGGTCTTGTAGTGCGACATATTAAGCGTGAGAATGTCGAGGATCGGCGGCTTCTCGACCGACGAGAGGCGCGTCGTAGCGTTGAAAAAGCGGAAGGGGATACGGTCCATCGGCACGCCATAAACCATCGGAGTCGCAACGATTGGCTCTTCGGTCAGGTCAGCGTCTTGTCCCGGATTCTCGTAAAGCTCCTGCTGATAGACCATACGATCGAAATTTTCGTCCCAAACGAGACGCAGGATGCGATACTTGATGTAGAGGTGGCCGTAATTCGGGTTCGGCTTGGACTCGTTACCTTCGAACGTCACGATCCGACGGTCGGGCTCGAACTCTCGCAGGAGGATGAAGTCGAACTCGTCTCGGCCATCGATCTCGGCCGTGGACCAGTCAAGGATATTCTCACAGGTGTAACCTGCCAAATAGGGCCGCACAAACGGTCCATCATTAGCCGATTTGTCAACCAGAACGCCATAGCGACCTACCGACAGCATTTCCTGTGCGACGACCTTAGAGAAGACGTTAAAGCTCAGTCCGTCCTTACTGGTGCGACGACTGATCTGCTTGAGGCGAGGCCCGGCGTTGAGCAAACGGGCGTCACGACGAAAGATCGAGCCAGTCAGGCCCGTCACCGTCCGATACACCATGTTGTAGAAAACAGCGCGGTCAAGGTAGGCCGAGTATTGCTCTTCGTCCATACCTTCGGGCTGGGGGAGATACATTTTGCCGTGGCGCTTAATTTCGACTTCGCCGATCATAGCGTGGCGGATCGCAGTCCAGATTTCTCGCCAGTTGTTGTAGTCCCAGTTTGAGAACTGCGGCGCACGCTCAATAAGCTCTTGACGCGAGCGAAGTGAGGCATAGTGGGCTTGGCGGTTATGAAACCGCTTCACTTGGCCTTTAGTCGGGGGAGTATAATCTGGCATGTAATCTCTGAAAAGGCGGCCCCCGGTCCTTATGATACCGGGGGCCTAGTCGGAGGAGACAGGCTGATGAAGGGGGCCACCCTATCTGAAACAATCCCCGCGCTTCGATTGGCACATGCGTCCTACCACGCGTGGGACGGGCTCACCCTCTAGGCCCCGCTGGGACCGGGCTCGCCGGGACACCATCGCGACAGCTTTTTCTGTCCAGATTGACCGGCAATAAGTTTACCTGTCCCCGCCGTGCTCACTTCCGCTCTCCCCACTTTGGCAGCCGACCAAAGCCGCTACTCGCCGGGCCGTTGGAGTGAGTGGTCCACGTCGTTTACAGGATAACCACTGATCGATGATGCAAAAGGAATTTCAAGTTGATGTTAAAGCTAACACAAGACGTTAACTATGTCAAGCAAAAATTGCGCTTACTGATCTGATGATTTGCGGGGCTTGATACGCAGAGCCCGTTCGAGCCTCTGCCAGAACTTGAGCTTTTCGAGTATCGGGTTGAGCCAATCGGTCAGGATGCAGAAGTTCCTGTTCTGCGGGGGCTTGTGGTGAACCGCGTGGCTGCGGCCAGATTGGATGACGCCGGTCTTCTGAAACACCTCGATCCAGCCGCCTTGGCGCTTGTGCGTCCACAGGTGAACTTCATTCATCATCATCCCACCAAACGTGGCGAAGAACCACACGACACTCGGACCGAAGAGCCACAACCAGATAACGCTGATCACCCCGGCCGCGATGAATGTCGTCGAGTTACGCGCCCAGAACGGTGTTTTAGTGAAGTCCATAGGATCGGTGTGGTGTAGGTCGTTTGGCTCCAGCACCCACTTGTCGATCCACCGGTTTGTCGGCTTACCGATGCGCTCCTCCCACCAATGCAAAAGCCCGCCGATGAAGTCGGCGAGAAGCCAGCCGCACAGGGCTTGTCCAATGAACGCGAAAAATGCAAAGCTGATCATCGTGCCTCGCTCCACTTATCAGCAAAGGTCAGGATGAACTTGCGGTGCTTGTTGAACTGTTCACGAGCGAACGGCTCTTCTTCCCGCATCTGGCGTGTGATCTCTTCGATCGGAACACCCTTGAACTGAGGATAGAAGCGCAGCGAGCCTGCTTCGTCCGCTAGCTTCTTCTCGAAATCGGCGTTATAGAGTTCGACCGCAGCAATGACTTCGCTCATCTTCCCGCGATATTCCACCTCTTGTTTGATGGAAGCCGGGAGCAAAGCGCTGCCAGCCGCAAAAGCAAGCAAAGCGAAAGTCCACGCGATGCCCGTGTTGACCGGATCACCAGCCGCAAGCAATGAACCAACGCCGCCAATCGTGAAGAAATACGCGAGGCGGAAACCTAGCATGTAACGCCACTCGACAAACTCCTGTAACAACGTAGCCAGCGGGTGAACAATCCGCGTGCGCCGGATCACAAGCCAAAACGCATTATGTGATGCGTAGGAACCCTTAGGCTCCTTTAAGAATACAGGAGGTCTGATAATCATAGTGGTGGTCTCTTGGGGGTTGACATGTTTTCAAGTTATGGTAATGAGGATTCGTCTGCGGCCTCGTAGACAATCCGAGAGACTGCCCGGCGCGCCCATTAGCCTGAATGCGCCGGGCACCTTTTGGAAAATCGTTGAGGACATTCATCCCCCGAATGACCCTTCGAGTCGTGAGCGCCGGTGGGGTCCATCCTAGTTCCCCACCGGCGATTTACTCCCCAAACAGATCGAGCACTTCTTCAATGACCGGGTGACGGCAAACGTCATCACGTGTCAACTTGACAAGTCCGATACGCTCGTAACGGAGGGCGGTTTCGTAGTCATACGAAGCATCACATGCCACCTCGGCATCGTCATTGTCGTTATTGTCGTCATCTTGGCCCGTGATGCCTTGCATACCTCCGGTGATGAAACCCGGCAGCGACGGCTGGCGATTGCGCTTGTCTTCAAGACGGTAGATGACATCCCCGAGGCCCATCTTACCAATGTGACGGTCATACTGGTTGATGTCGCCCGTGATGATCATGTTACAGCCTTCCCCGATCCGGGTCATGAGCATCTTCATCTGTTCCGGCGTGGCGTTCTGCATTTCGTCTGCGATCACGACGCAGTTCTTGAAGGTGCGTCCCCGCATGTAAGCCAGCGGTGCGATCTCGATCGTCTCGTTGGTAAGCATCATCTGAATCTGGTGCATCTCATAGCACTCGGCAAAGACATCAATGATCGGCCGGGTCCATGGAGCCATCTTCTCGGTTAGGGTGCCCGGCAGGTAGCCTAGGTCATCACCGGTGGTGACATTGGGACGAGTGATGACGATCTTCGTGATGTCGCCCTTCTGGAAATCGGCGATGGCCTGACGAACCGCCATGTAGGTCTTACCAGTTCCGGCTGGTCCTGAAACGATCAGAATATCGTGATGGTGCTGGCGGAGCTTTTTGAGATAGACCTTCTGGTTTCGAGAGTTGGCTTGAAGTTGTGGAGGACGCTTTTTGGTCATTACCGACATCGGATGATCCCTGTGCGAAGAATAAGGAATGCCTTGATCCTTTGGATATTTGGAAGGGTAGAGAGTTTGCTTTTTGGCGGGTGTGGTGTTCGCCTTGCGATGGGCTCGCTTTTTGGTGGCACCAGTCCCGCGAGCTTTGCGGGCCATTGGCTCCCTCTTTGTGTTGTTGTGTCCGAGAGTGATGCGCCTATGCTATCATAGGTCCTCAACCCAAATAGCGAATCTACCGGAGGCGAAATGGAAATCGATTTTTTCAGAAGGGTATACCCCATGGGTCCCACCGAGGTGTGACAACTTTGTTGGTGCCCTAGGGGTCTGAACCTGTGGTTACCTTCGTTGAAAAATTGGCGGATGTCGGGGTTACGTTACGGCATTGTGGCTTTATGCCGAGGGATCACGTGATGCGAGTAGGACGGGGGCGCGTGATGAACAATATCAACTTTTTATGCTGACAAAGGGTATCACAGCTTTGATGAAAAGTCCACCTATTTTGTGTCAGGTGAGCGCCTAGAGCGCCGCTTTTTGCGACAAAGGGTATACCCTCTTGGGTCCCTTGCCCGGTCGAAAAATTTTTCAAGTTATGGTTAATGAATATTTACGTTAAGCAAAAGAAAAGGCGGACCTTTCGGCCCGCCTTTCGTTTTCCCTTGGGGCTAGGCCTTAGCGGATCACCGCCTTGGCCTGCACCCCCTTGTTGCTTTCCAATCGGTCGGCATCCGAGAGAGCCTTGTTAACCGGAGCCTCAATTTGAAGGCGGCGGTGCGGCCACTTGGCGCGGGCACGAGCCTTAGCTTGCTTGAGGCTAACGGCGCTAATGTGGCCCATGAAAACCGAATGATTCCAAACCGGGTAAACTGGCATCTGATTTTGCATTTCGGTGTCTCCTTGCTTCCGATGACTCAGTAATACCGATTCGGGGTGATTCGGTCAATACCTAAAATCACTTTATTTCGCTTTTTGTTTACTCGCTATTTACCATAGCTTGTTCCCTTTGGAAGTCAGCGGCTAGGCGTGCAGCCCTGCGCGCCCTCGCCTCGGCGATCGGGCGATCGGGCCAGCGTCCGAGTCGCTGGCCCTGCACATCGCATTCCCATTGATTGCGACTAGCCATCAGGGTAGCTTGTCTAGCGTGTTCTGCACAGCAGCCACAGCAGCGAATAACGTAGCACTAGCAGTATAGGCAACACATACAGCAGCCACAGCAGCAGCAGCGCGCACAGCAAAGCCGGTGAAGAGAAGTCCTGCAATTCGTTCGAAGCTGTTCATCGGTCTGTCTCCTTAATTCCGATGATTCGTTCATGTCAGAACGAAAGTGATTCGTCAAGCCACTTGTGCGGGGCTCAATTCTCAGGGGCATTCCGGGCCCTGCTATGCCAGCAGAGCCCAGAGAAGCCCTTAGGGCGCTATTCCAGCGCTTCCACAGGGTAAGCCCGGATCATGGGGCACAAGCGCCCCTCGGCGTTCTCAGGGAAAAATTCGGTTCGCACAAGGTCGGAAAGCTTGTCAGCATCCGTCCAGCTAGGCGCACTAAAACGAATCGTTTTCGGCTGATTCGACAAGCCTAGGTGATAGGCGAGTCGGGGATTTTTCAGGCCGTGTTTTTTCGCAGCCGCCAGCAGCGCGGATTCGTCCTGCGAATCACTGATTCCTGTTCCTGTCAATTCAAAGCGTTTCATCGGTCTGTCTCCTTAATTCCGATGATTCTCTCCTGCCCGAGTTTAAGAGATTCATCAATCCCTAAAACATGGTTAATTTCTAGGCCGTTTTTGTTAACCATACTTGGTAGGCTCGCGTTAACCTTAACACCGTCTTTCCAAGTATAGTTAACGAAACGGCAGATTTTGTTAACCATAATTTTGCGTAGGACAAAAAAAAGGGAGGCTTTCGCCTCCCTTTGCTTATTGCGCCCAGTCAGGCGGCTCCTGTCCTGCGATGTAATCGGCATCCCAATCCGCTTGGCAGTTGAGTAGTTTTCCCGCCTGATAGTCCTGATCCTCAGCGTATCCTAACGGATCGGCCAGAAAAGCAAGTTCATCGTGGTAGAGGTTAACGTGACTATCAAAGAACCCCTTAAAGGGATAAACGTTGACGATGGTGACGGTTTCGACAGTGGCCATTTCGTGTCTCCTTGGTTTCGATGATTCGTTTTTGAACGAGTCCAAGTGATTCGTCAAGCCATTTATTCAAGTTCGAGTCCATCGGCGAGCATTCCGTCAATGATGTCGTCAGCGTAGCGATGTTCGATGTTGAGGATTCGCCCGTTCCACATATAGCTAGGCGCATCAACATTTTCGTTGATCCAGTCCTGAGCCGATTCGGTCACAGCGATCACTTGAACGATAGAGCCTGAGTCGATGATTTCAATATCGTGAGCCATTAGCAAGCCTTCCATTTGTTAATTGCAGAGCGGGGGGCGATTTCGCGCCCATGGTGGGTATAGTGTGGCCCGACGTAAGGCGTAATGATCGGCCTGCGTGCCTGCGTGCCTGCGACCTTGCGAGCGTAGGCGCGAGCGACCAGCAGCGCGCGAGCGCCGAGGAAAACCACGAAAAGGGCGATCAGGGCAATTGCTTCAATCATCGAATGTCTCCTTGGTTTCGATGATTCGTTTTTGAACGAGTCGAAGTGATTCGTCAACCCCTATAATTCAAAAACTATGGTTAACGCGGGGAAGTTAATTTGTTAACCATATTTGTGAACCAAGTTTCGTTACGCCGCGTTAACCTTAACACGGCCCTACCAGACATGGTTAACGAATCGGCCGATTTTGTTAACCATGTTTTCGCAGAGGGCAAAAAATGGGAGGCTTTCGCCTCCCCATTTTTAGGCGTATTCTGCGAGTCGTTGCCCTGTCAGATTCAGGAAAAATGCAGGATTGAATGGTCCCCAATCCGTCGCCTTAGGGCCATACAGCGCGCCCCCGAGCGAATCGACATATGCAACGCAATCTTGCTCCAGCACCTCACTAAGGATTAGCAGCGCGTCACCGTCAAGCCCTGCGGACAATTCGGCGACAAGAGTCGGCTCGCTGTCCGATTCGTGGACAGTGTAACGTTGCACGCGGCCACCGAGTCGGCGAATCTGCGTGAGAGCACGCGGCACAGAAATAAGGCCGCCTTGATTCGAGTGAAGGCCGATATTGATAAGATCACGCATTGAATGTCTCCGTGGTTTCGATGATTCGTTTTTGAAGGAGTCCAAGTGATTCGTCAACCCCTATAATTCAAAAACTATGGTTAACGCGGGGAAGTTAATTTGTTAACCATATTTGTGAACCAAGTTTCGTTACGCCGCGTTAACCTTAACACGGCCCTACCAGACATGGTTAACGAATCGGCCGATTTTGTTAACCATGTTTTCGCAGAGGGCAAAAAAATGGGAGGCTTTCGCCTCCCTTGGATTTAGCGAAGCTTGGCTTTCGCTTGGACTCCGCGATTGCTTTCCAGCCTGTCCGCGTCGGAAAGCGGCTTATTTATTGGCGCTTCCAGTTGGAGGCGGCGACCCGGCCAAGCCTTGCGAGCGCGCTCTTTGGCCTGTTTCAGGCTTACCGCGCTGACATGGCCCATGAAAGACCGATAGTTCCATACGGGGTAAACAGGCATTTGGTTTTGCATTGAATGTCTCCTCGGTTTCGATGATTCGTTTTTGAAGGAGTCCAAGTGATTCGTCAACCCCTATAATTCAAAAACTATGGTTAACAGCGGATAGCACAAAATTAACCATATTTATGAACCCGGCGTTAACCTTAACATGGGGTTAAGAGTTAATTCTCCGTTAACCATATTTGTTGTTTGTTTGTTGTGATTCGGTCTGCTATCAAGAGCAATGGCCACAGGAAGGCGATTCGTCCCATTTTGGGACGGGTCTGGCCGTGCCATGGTTAACACGTCGGTAACCATTCGGTTGCGATGGTTAACGGATCGGTAACCATGCCCGTTAACCACGGGTAAAATGGGCCTGATCCAAAACCCCTCCACTCCATAGCAAAATGACCTCGCTCCATAGGAATCGAAAATGAGTCCGCTCCATAGGAATCGAAAACGCGCCGGGTCCATAGCTGGCCCGACGCGTTTCCGGAGATTCACCCTTAGAAAGGGGCTGCGAACAAAAAGAGCAGCAGGGCGATGAATATCTTCACGATGCCTTCAACCAACTCCATAGGCTAGGCCTCGCTTTCGTAGTCGGGGAGTCCAGCCTCGGCGCGCTCGGCGTCGTAGTGGCGAAGCACCATTGCGAGAAAGTCCGGCGCGTGATTCATCCCACTCTGATCTGCCAGATGCAATAGGTCCGTTATCATCGCGATACATGCCGTAAGCAGGTCGTCATCGCTTTCTTTATGGGCCTGATACTCGGCAAGGCCCCATTCGGCAAACTGGGCGCGGTCGGCCAGTTCGACGCGCTTGTCGCCCTGCGTTACGGCGTTACTCATGCGGCGACCCCTCTTCGAGGTCTTCGAGAAGCCAGACCTGCGGGAGGGTAACGCTTTTCTGGATCGTCATCGCGGGCGACAGGCTGAGCGCTGGCATGTCTTCGGAATACGACTCACCAGTCACAACAAGCCCTTCGGCGACTTCTTGGCTGCGGCTGGAAAACTCGATCCCAGTCTGTTCGTCTTGCAGCTTGGCGATCTGCACTTTTGCTTCGTCTTCGCTGTCGGCCACCACGTAGACCGTGGCTGCGATAAGGATTTCTCCTAAGTAAAGTTTCGTCATTGATGTTTCTCCGTTTCCGCTTGATTGTGGTGATGCCTTTCTGCCTAAGTTCGAATGATTCGTCAAGGCCCTATTTCCTCAGCGTTAGGGTCCCCTTAACTGTGAGCGTAGGTTCCCGGCCCTTGTTCTGAGGCTCAGGGTCCCGTTAACCTTAACGCGGTGGTAACCTCCAAAGAAAAGGCCGGATCGCTCCGGCCTCTTCTCATATTTTGAACCAGTCCTGCTCTTCCATGTCGATGACCAGCGTCGCCTCGCCGTGTGTTGGGTTGTGCCACGTTACCCAAGCTTCCCATTGCGTTAACTCATTGTCCGTGGGCGTGATAGCGTGAACGTCCAACGGGTCGCAGTTGTCGGCGATGAATTGTAGCACTTCTTCCTGCGATTTTGTTAGCTTGATCTTCATCAACTCTCTCCTTTGTCGTTCAGGTCCACGATGATCGTCGCGCCTTCAAATTGACGGGCGCTCTCAAGGGCCACATCGAAGCTGTCGAAGTCTTCCGAATAGCCGCGCTCTCCCGGTGGGCCATCAGAAACGCCCCATTCCGTTTTGCCTAGCGATTCGGGCGGGAAAACGCCGTCGTCGATCTGGTGCTGTTGGATCGGACTGCCCTCGATCAGATACAGTGTTTTGCTGTCTGCGAGCGGCCCTTTTCTGGTCCGTGCGGCGGCGAGGGCCAGCGCCTCGTTGACTTGCTTGGAGTCAGCAACACCTTCGCGAAGGGCGTCGCCCAAGGCAGTGCTGGCCTCTTCTTCAATCGGATCGATGATCCCTGCCTTGACGCCCAGCAGATATTGCGAGCGCGCCACGAGCCGCAACGCGGCAGTGTGAATAGGGCCGGTCTCGGGGTCGCTTGTTTCGGTGTCCAGCGTGTTGGTTTCAGCCAGAATCTTGAAGGCATCAATCGCGATGCAAGCGAGCCTACTTAGGTTGTCAGTATGCATGCGTAAGCCCTCCGATGCTTGGGGTTGCGAGTGTAAGAGCCCTTGCCCTTACGGTTGCGATGCGCCGCACAGCGCGTGATGCGGCCCGAGCGAAGGGCGGCGGCGATAGGGTTGTGTTTCGCGTTGCTCATCGGTTGTCTCCTTGGTTTCGATGATTCGTTTATGCCATGGTCCAAGTGATTCGTCAATAGCAATTTTCAGAAATAAACACTCAGCCCTGTTCTGAGGCTTAGGGTTCTATTAACCTTAACGCGGTCATAAGGTTCAGGAAAAGGCGGGGATTGCTCCCCGCCTCCCTCAAAACTCGGCGTAGAAGCCCTCTTCTTCGAGGATTTCCTTGGCCATATCCACGATCTGGCGGTCGGTCCCATCCCAATCTTCGTGGAGGCTGGAATAGTCCTGATCGGGTAGGTCGAGCACGCCGAGGCCACAGATGCGCGTCAAGGCGTAGTTAATCTTCTTGCCGAAGGACAGGAAGGTTGGGCGGTCGGGGCAGGTGAAGTAGTCTTGCAGTTCCATCGGTTGTCTCCTTGTTTCCGATGATTCGTTTGTGCCATGGTCAAAGTGATTCGTCAAGCACTATTTTCAACGTGGTTAACAGAATCGGTAGGGTTTGTTAACCTTAACGCGGCGTTAAGGGGAAAAGAAAAGGCGGGCCGGAGCCCGCCAATTCCTTAGGCCGATTCCAGTTCGGCGAGAGGGTTTACCCCGTAGTGTTCAGCCACGGCTGCCAGCACTTGCTCGATGTAGGTGAGCGATTCGAGGTGGTATTCCCGCACGGCCTTTTCGGTGGCCCGGCCCGGTCCACGTGAGCGGACAGTGCGATGAAAGTCGCCGCTGATGAAGCTGAGTTTCGTCCGGAAGCCGTAATCGGTCTTGTAATCGACCCCGGCGCTGGTCGCGAATCCGCTGTCATGCTTGGTGGTGGTAATTTCAAGCTGAGCAGCGCCCGGCTCATCGCATGAGAGTAAGGTGCTTGCGTCTTCGATCACACCGGGGAGGCGAATCACCGTTTTGGCTTGCCAGCCTGATTTTCTCTTTTCGACCGTGGTTGTGAGGTCGGCTGCGTTGATCGTCATTAGTCTGTCTCCTGTTGGCTTGATTGCCGTTTATGGTTGTGCTAAAGTCCAAGTGATTCGTCAAGCCCTATTTTCACAATTTTTACCTCCTATTAACCTTAACACGGCGGTAAAGATTCGAAAAAGGCCGGGATTACTCCCGGCCCTCCTCACTCGAAGGTCACGAACTCGTAGCCTGCCAGTGCGTGGCTCATTCGTCATCCTCCACCTCGACCGCTTCAACGTCGCTGACTTCCCAGCGAATTGAATCAACCTCATATGCTTCGGAATTGTCGAACTCGTATTCCTCGACCCCGGTCACCGCCTCTTCGACGCTGTCCGCCTCGACCCATATCCGCTCGCGTGTGACTTCCGTCTTTGTGTATTCGATCAGAACTTTCGGCATAGTGTGTCTCCTTGCTGTTGCCTTTAGTTAGCCGAGGGTCCGGGCCTTGCTGCTGCTCTGCCAGTCAGTAGGTGCTTTCCCCTCGGCTTGATTCGTTACTGCCAAAGTTTATGTGATTCGTCAACACTTATTTTCACAAAGTGTTACCCAATGTTAACCTTAACACGAAGTTAAGGCCAAAGAAAAGGGGCGGATCGCTCCGCCCCTTTCTTTATAGGTCCGCCAGTTCCTTGGCCCCACAGGCCACAAGGAAGCGGGCGCGGTCAAATCGTGGGTTGGTGTCTGCAAGGTGGTCTGCGAAGTGTTCACAGATGCCTTGCCGCTGGTTGTCAAACACGCCTTGATTCGGGCCAAGTTCAGCGAGGATCGCGGCAATCGTGGCAAAATGGCGGTGTTGCAACTCGCCCTTGCCCGAAGTCTTGTCCTTGCTAAGCGCAGAGTGTGGGATTAACGCCACGGCGATTCTCCTTTCCTTGGGTGATGAGAGCCGAGAGGATAGCGATGCGAGTGCGGCGCTTTTCCTGACGGCGGCGTTTATGACGGCAAATAATCATCGGTCTGTCTCCTTTTGCTTTCCGATGATTCGAAACTGCCAGAGTTCGGGTGATTCGTCAACATCTATTTTCATTTATTTTGGCGGCTGGTAACGTCGCGTTAAGGTTAACAGCGCGGTAAGGGTAAAAGAAAGGGGCGGATCGCGCCGCCCCTTTCCTATGTTCTTGCTCCTTCGGGCGTTGTCATGCTCACGATCCACCACGGGTCGTCCCAGCCACACTTCTCGGCGTGGCGGATAGCGTCTTCTCGTTCTTCCCAAGGGCCGATATAATCGAAGCCCTCAGCCGGATTACCCACGACAAGCAAAGTTTTCGTGTTTGGCAAGGTCTATCTCCCCCTAGCGGCGCAGGTCTAAACCGGTCTCGGATTCGAGCGCGGTCAGTTCGGTGATGGCCCAGTTGCGGCTGTTCTTCGACTGGCGAAGGTCGTTGATGGTGTTGTTCAGCTTACGGGCCTTGGCGATGATTTCGCCGATGGGTGAGTTCTTGTTGATAATCATCGGGTGTCTCCTTTTGTTTCCGATGATTCGAAACTGCCAGAGTTCGGGTGATTCGTCAACACCTATTTTCACTTTGTGTGAACAGGTGTTAACCTTAACAAAGCGGTAACGGGTAAAGAAAAGGCGGGCCGGAGCCCGCCGATTCTCAGAGGTGGTTGCCCGCTTCGTGGATGTCGAGGGCTTCGCTCATGATGTCGTCATGCAGCTTGACCAGCATCAATTGGCGTTCACGGTGCAGGGCGCGATCCAGCGAATACTGGTGATCCTTGCCCACGTAGTCGCGCCCGTGGGGATTCAGGGCGGTCATGGCGTCCATCGCGTCTTTCAACGCGGTGAGAGCCTTGCGGCGGTCCTGCACCATTTGGGCAGGCGAGGAGCCGTTACGGCTGATTTGGGGATTCATGATCGGCATCGGCTGTCTCCTTGTGTTTCCGATGATTCGAAACTGCCAGAGTTCGGGTGATTCGTCAACACCTATTTTCGCGGCTGGTAACTTTGCGTTAAGGTTAACGCGGCGGTAAGGACAAAGAGAATGGGCTAGTAGCCCATCCCCTCCAAGCGGCGTTCTTGTCGAAGCTGTGCCCGGTCGCGGTTGTCTTGGCACATACGCTTGAACGTCTTCGTGTTCTTGAGGCGTAGAAGTGCCCGGTCATGCGCGTCCCCGTTGGGGCCGAACACGTTCTGACGGTGATAACGCATAAGGCGTTGCAGCTTCTCGATTAGGTGCAGCGTTACCATTCCACGATCCCCTTACGGCAAGCCGCTTCCAGTGCCTTGGATGTATCCGGACGAATTGCATGGATGTCGCCAGCAGGCCGGGCATTGGTGAAGCGGTCGCCCTTGTAGAGGCGGAAGCCAAGCAAGGAAGGACTCACCTTACGCAGCTTGTGCGCTTGCTCGCGGGCGGCGGCATAGGCTCGCTCCTTGCCGAAGCGCCCATCAACGATAAGGACTCCCTCCGATCCGAGCGCTGGCGCAGCCTTGCCCACAAGGTCGGCCTTGTAGAAAACGATAAATTGTTGCATCGAATGTCTCCTTTGTTTTCCGATGATTCGAAACTGCCAGAGTCCAAGTGATTCGTCAATACCTATCTTCGAAGTAAAGGCGCGCGCTGGTCTGATCGGGGAACATCTGGAACAACGCGAATGTCGAGATGGTGGACTTGCTCATGGATCAGCCTCAGAACCGAACCTGCCAGCGATAACCGTTCTCACCTTCCTGCCATTCGCTCTGCGTAAAGCTCTCGAAACCATCGTCAGAGGTGCGGTCATCGCCTTCGGGGATGTCGGTCATGATAAGGTTCGCCATCGTGGCGGGAACGTAGTCAACGACGCGGCCAGCTTCCCCGGCATCGCAGAACACGACCGACTTAGTTTCGTCTTCGCTAAAAAACTCAGCAACGATGCTAGCGAGGGTGCGATTATTGAGTGCGGTGGTCATTCTATATCTCCTTGTGTGGTAGGCCCCTTGCCTCCCCGAAAGTATATAACTACCCGATACCATTTAGGGAGTCAAGTATATAACTACCATTTGTAACTGCCACAATCCAAGTGATTCGGCAAGCTCTATTTTCAAACTTGTTTACCCGCTGTTAACCTTAATAAATGGTAAAGACCAAACTTTAACCCCTGTTTACCTTAACAGCAAGTTACCAAAAGAAAAGGCGGGCCGTGAAGCCCGCCTTCTCCTAGGCGTCGTCCTCGACCCACTTGGCCCCGATCACCTGCGGGTAGAACTCGCGGGTGCCATTCTCGTCCTGAGCCACCCAGACGAAGCCCGACGAAGAGGGATTGTGGGGAGGGTTGCCACCTTGGACGCGGTAGCTGTCGCCCTTGCTGGTCTCCACCACGTCGCCGACCTTCACAGGGGCAGCGAGCACGTCGCCGATGGTGTAACGCAGCGTCCACCCGAGGTAGGAAAGGACTTCTCCGGCCTTGGGGCGGGGAGGTAGGCTTGACTTAATCTTGATCATCGAATGTCTCCTTTGTTTCGATGATTCGTAAGTGCCACAGTCGAAGTGATTCGGCAAGCGTTATTTTCCCTTTCTTGCCCGGTTGGTAACCCGGTGTTAACCTTAACAAACCCCTAACAAAAGAAGGGTCGCCCCTCCTCTCGCTAGAATGGCGCAGCCAGTAGCAAGAGGAGGAGCGCGATGGCGATCTTGGTCGCACCCTCGATAAGGTCTAGGATGCCTGCACCTCCTTTCCGAAGAATGCTTCGAAATCGACCGCCCCGCCCAGATCGTAGCCAGTGGCCCGGTCCACGCGGCGGGAGAACTCCTGCAAGGCATTTGAGAAGGCCTCAGCCTCAGCGTTGCCTCCATCATGGGTGAAGTAGGAGCCTTGGAAGTAGGCCCGAGCCTTGCCGGTCTCGCGGTCGGTGTTGAAGGTATGCACCACGTATTCGCGGGTCTCTTCACGCACCCGCAGCGCAATTCCACCGGGCAGCGTCATCGAGTCGCCTTTGGTGGGGATTTCAAAAATCGTTCTCATTAGTCTGTCTCCTTTTCCGCTTCGTTGCGGTGATTCGTAACTACCCTGATTCGTTGTGATTCGTCAAGCTCTCATTTCACCAAACCTTAACCGCCGTTAAGATTAACAGATCGCGAAGGTTTGTTAACCTTAACGCGGCGTTAACCATGTTTGTTAAGGTTAACGAGAGAGAGAGAATCCTGTTAACCTTAACATGAGGTTAATTTACCCTATGTTAACCTTAACAAGGCGTTAACCATATCTGTTAACCTTAACATGGGGTTAATTTGCGCGACGGTAAGGTTAACGGTTCAGTAACCTAGGGTTACCGATTCGTTAACCATGAGGAAAAAACGATCCGCTCAATCGCGCACCACCAAAATGAGCTTGCTCCATAGAATCAGCCAAAATGAGCTTGCTCGATAGAATCAGCCAAAATGGCCTCGCTCCATAGCATCAGCCAAAATGAGCTTGCTCGATAGAATCAGCCAAAATGAGCTTGCTCGATAACATTTGGAAAAATGGTCTGACCCCATCGGCTCTCTATCCGACGGCTGCCTCGGGCTGCCCTACCATCAGGGCTCCAAGAGTGAAGGGTGATGAGATGGAGTCGTAAGACCCTCAACACAGCAGGTCTGGAGTTTTATCCGGAGGCTCGTTTTGAGGCTTTCAACGATCCACGGCACGCTCAGGTGCTGAGCATGGCACAACAGGTCGGACAAGCCTACAACGCGTTGTGGTGGAGCCAGAAAAGGCCGGGTTTTCCGATATTTAGAATCGGCCAAAATTGCCTGTTAATTTCGGAAAAGTTTTTAGAGCCCTATAAGATACTGATTTTACGAGGTATCTTTTTCGGGCTTTCGAATGTAAATTTCGCTTTCGGGTGTTTCCGAATTTAAGATGGGTAGGAATTGTCCGTTGTCCACGGACACAGGACTGACCGATCAAAGAGTCGAATCGATACGATCTGACCGATCTATGAGGCACCGGAAACTTGTGGCTGAGCAGCGGTGATGGGGGCAATTTTTGGTCTTGATTTCGGAAAAATACCTTTGTGGGAACTATATATAAAGTTCAAGAAAATCAATGGTCTATTTATTAATTTCGAAAACAGGTTTTCCGGGATTTAGAAACAAGAGGCGATCGCAGAGGGGCGGGTGCGCAGCGTTTTTCGGAGACCCGGCCCTTTACCTGAGGGCTAGGGTCCCTGACCTTACGCACAGGGTCCCTCAGTGCAGCGTCAGGGTCCCTGCCCGGCCCTTTTCTAAGACGTAGGGTCCCTCACCAGTGAACGGGCACCACCAATAGGTCAGGCCGTATTTGTAGGGATCGTAGCAACAGGTGAGTTCATACCACTTGTCGGCTACCTCGATGTCTGTGCTGTAGGGGCCGAAGACCTGCGGTTCGCTTTCCTTGGATATGAGCCGATGAACCTCGACCAGCCAACCACCGGTTTCCATGATAAGCAAGGTGATGTTGATCGCCGGGTGGGCTTCGCTGGCTGGTAGGCAGTGGAGCATCCAAATCTTGTTCTTCATGATCTGTTAACCTTAACAAGTAGTAAATTAATCTTTTGTTAAGGTTAACAAATGGAAAACGAGGCTTTGTTAACCTTAACAAATATGGTTAACGCCGCAGAATCACGTCATTAACCTTAACAAATATGGTTAACGCCGCAGAATCACGTCATTAGCGTTAACAAATATGGTTAACGCCGCAGAATCGAGGCTTTAACCTGTGGCGGCTGGGTCCACACCAAAATGAGCCCGCTCGATAGAATTACCGGGCGTGGCCGGTGCCACCTAGCTTCTTGGTTCCTCGACGACCACGCTTACGAGCCCACTTGAGATACTGACTGGTCGCGTCAACTTGGTCATCGTGCTTCCCGAGCGGGAAAGAAACGATCTCCTTCTCGTAATCCGGAAGCCAACTTGCCCGTTCGGGGAGATAGACCTGACCGGCCTCGAACATCGGGGTCACTTGGTCGAATCGGAACTCCTTGGATTGGTGTCCGGAAACCTCGATCGGAATCATCGGAGCCGGAGCGCCACCGTCCTTCTTCAACTGGTAGTAGGACAGGCCGTTGCCCTTCATCTCGATCAGCAGCGCGTCGGCCTGCCAGCGGCGGCACATGCGAGCGATCTCGGCCGACATAACCGGGAACTCCATCTGCTTACGCGACACGTCGAGCAGATAGTGATTGCGGTTGTGATCCTCGGCCCACGCCAGAATGACGGTGTAGTCGGAGCGTTCCTTGACCGTGTTGGCGGCATCCACGGAAACCGTGATGCGCTTGACCTGACCAACCGTGCTCTCATCGGACTTGGCGGGGGCCTTGCTATAGCGCTGGAACCATTCGCTGGAGACAGCACCGCCTTCGATGTCAATCGGGGTTCCCTGATACAAAGAGTTCCACGACGCAGAAGTCATATCACTTCTGAGATTTTCCAATGCATCGAGGTCAAAAAGTTCTGGCCAAAGCGGTTCACCGATGGTGCGACCTAATATGTCGTCGTCGTCTTCACAAATTGCGGGAAGATTGATGATTTCGAAACGATATTTTTTTGACTGAGGCCCCATTTCCTCAAGTAACTCAATTATTTGTTTTTCTTTTAGGTTTTGTAGCTTTCCAGAAAGTTCCAGTTTTTCTTTAAGTGCCTCTTGTTCCTCGACTTTTTCCTTGCCCTCACGGTCGCTAATACGGCCACAAATGTCGTCGCTGTGCCAGCGGGTCATAATGATGCCCAAAGGTGAGCCCGGAAGCAGACGCGTGCTAAAGTCGTCGGCATACCATTTGAATACGGTTTCGCGGATCGTCGGGCTTTCAGCGTCCTTTCGACTCTTGTAGGGATCGTCCACCATGCCGTAGTTGCCACGGAATCCTGAAATACCCTGTCCAGCCCCCTTGGCGACATACTTGCCCTTCATGTTGGTTAGGCCCCAGTAGTCCATGGCCCGCATGTCTTGACGAAGGCGAATTTCTGGAAACACTCGCTTGTAGTCTTCGGACTCGATAATTCCTCGGACGCGAGCGCCAAGCTCTTTTGCCACAAAGTCCTGCGAGTGCCCGGCCTGTAAGAACTTCTGCTTCGGGTTACGGCCGAAATACCAAGCTGGAAAGTGATGCGACGAATGTGTGGACTTACAGTGGCCCGGAGGCATCGACAACATGAAACGCATTGTCTCCTTGGCTTCGGACGCCATGAGGAGATCACCGATCAGGTTTTGGTGAGGGGACATGATGTATCCCTCGTCGCGGTTCATGAACTCGTAGAAGTCATGATACCTTCTGCGGGCGAGTGGCACCCAGACTTCGATCAATTCCTCTTCTGTGACCTCCAGAGCCTCCTCTAGGACACGCATCTGGACGTTCAGGTCATTAGACTGGGCAAGTGACACCAACGCGTCCCAGTCGGCCTCTGTGAGCGGCTGGTTACGCTTGACCGCATCAGCCACGCGAAAGTGGAGCGCTTCCAATTGACGGAAGGTGCGTAGAAGTCGCTCCTTCTTTTCGCGTGCGGTCTCTTTGATCATCGATTAGTCCTTGCGGGGTGAAAGAGGGTTGCCCGGTCCCTCCTCCTCATCCTCTAGCTCCCGACGTGATGCAGCCTTGTTCGCCTTCTCAAGGGCGTTAGTGATCTGACCGATGAAGGCCATGTTGGTTTGCTGCACTGGTTCGCCGCTTGCCTTGGCAAACATGCCCATGGCCTCGCCCATCATCTTGAGCGTATCATTGGCAGCCTTGTATTCTCCGGCGATCTGAGCGAAGCGCACATTCTCAGCCATCATATCCATGAGACGCTGGAAGGACCACTCAATGCCTTTTGCGATGTCAGCGGCCAATATAGGGTCCGCGTCCTCTGCCTGCTTGGCTAGTATTTGGAACTCAGCCTGCCGTCGTGCTTCTTGTTCGCGAAGCTCGGCGATGCGTTGCTTGATGATCGGTTTGTTGTAGAGGTTGGATGCGTTAGAGGAACTGGGCTCGTAACCAGCAAGTTCGTAGGATTCGATCTGGCTGGCTCCGCCCGCAATGAACTTGCAGAAAAGTTCCTGCTTCTTGTTGAGGTATTGCTGGCCCATGTTATTTCTTCTTCTTGGCTTTGAACGGAACACCGTTCAGCAAGCCCGGTTTGAAAGCTTGCGTGGGTTTGGCATCGTTGAGGATGGATGCATACAATGCGATAATA